TCAAAGGTGAAACCGTTCCCCATTGAGGAGAACTTGTTCCAATAATGAGTTCGTCCACTTATGCTTCCACAAGGGCTTCGACAAGCATCCATTATCGTAAACCAACGTAAAGGAATTAACTCCCTCACGACAGAGTACGCAATAGAGTCACTCGCAGACGAAAGGTCAATAGTGCAAGTAAGTCCAGTTCTACTTCCGGACCGACTCGCTTCTTGGTTCTTTCGTTGTGAGTTTAAGTCTATCCCCACGCGAAGTAGCTTCTGACGGATCATTTTGCCAATTGACTTCTGGAAGAATAGATTCATTCCAGGCTCAATGGCAATAACTCGATCCGTCTTAGCGTCCTTCGCAACGGTAATGACTTTATTACCTTCGCATAATTTGGGATAACCTAAATTACGCAAATGTTCTCCCCAATGCGGGTAAAACCCGGATAGAAGAGAATTAGGTAACAAGTTTGCTAGAGCTAACGTGATTCCTCTTTCTGAGAGGAATTTCATTGACGGACTGGCGACTTGACGCTTTATGAGCGTCGAGGCACCAGGACCCCAATCGGGCAAATCAAAGAATGCTTGATGATCAAACTCGCCTAAGATAGCTTGGATTTTACGCACGGTGGCGTTATGCCACCATACGACACGACCCTGAAATTTCGGGTCGAGTGCCAAGTTATTAAAGCGTTTGTTCGTTTCGCCACATAGCTCCTCAAACTCTTGGAATTTCTCAAGAGCCTGTTCCCTTCGATCAATCTCAAGGTTTAACCCTTTAAATTTTGAAAGGAGTTTAGTCGCTAGATAAGCGTCCCTCGCTGCACTGAAGGTATTATAATTCAGTGGATCGAACTGGAGGTCAACTATTTCTTGATGTTCGTTTTCACGATACATCAACCAAATAGCCAGACTTCTAGGACAATCAAGAGACATCAATACACCTTTGATTACCTCAGCATCAGTCTTCGACTGCACGTTGAATGCTGCCAATCCTTTCAGGAATTGGCTACGCTTACGACTCTTCGAGATCATAAGAACTCCAC